TGGCGGCATAGGCATCTATACTGGCAGCGCTTTCGCCAACAAGATCGATTTCATCCTGAATATTATTCATTGCCGCGTGGAGATCGTGTTCCCAGCCAGCCACATCGCGCAACGGGATGAAAGGGATGCCGCTGGCGCGATCGCCATTACGCATATCCAGTTTGTGCGCGACTTCATGAATAATGAGATTGAAACCCGAAGCATCGAACGAGTCCTGGATATCCAGCCAGTTCAGAATAATGGGCCCTTGTTGCCAGCTTTGCCCCGACTGTACGACACGCTGGCTGTGCACCAGACCTATGTCATCTTCCCATTCATCATCTACCACAAAGGGCGCGGGATAAATGAGCACTTCATGAAAACCATCAAGCCACTCAATACCGAGCTCCAGGATCGGTAAGCAAAAAATTAACGCAATACGTGCACTTTTTAACGAGTCGAGCTCAAATCCCTGTAGCGCTACCAGTCTTTTCTGCTGCAAAAAACGTTCGGCTAGCGCAATAAGCCGAGCCTGTTCTTGCGCGGTGAGGTTTACCAGAAGAGGTATAGCCAGCGCATCATCCCACGGCCAGTCTTCGTTCTGGGTTATTTCTTGTGCTTTCCAGGGCCACTTAATCATCGTTTTGCTCGTAAACTCGTCACTTGAACAAAATTACCCGAATAGGGTCTGTTAAAATGCCAAATTACCTGGCATCATTGCAATATACGGAGAGATGCCGGAGCGGCTGAACGGACCGGTCTCGAAAACCGTTGCGGGGGTAACTCCGCCGAGGGTTCGAATCCCTCTCTCTCCGCCACTATTCAAGCACTTACGTGATTTTCTTATAGTGATGAAAATCACGTTGAGAAAAAATGAGAAAATTCGGTGAGAAAAAAACGCCAGAATTTTAACTGGCGCACATCGAAAAGCTCAACGCTTCCTGTCCAGGGTTGGGCTCATTTTCACCTTGCGATCGTAAACAAGAACCTGGGATTCGGTTTTGTGGCCACTGTACTTCTGCTTGTCTTTTGCCGTTCCCTCATAGTCTGAAATCCCCTTTGCCTTTAGATCGTGGAAAGTGCAGTCAAGAGGACGTCCCAGATCATCCCCCGCAGCCTTTCGCGCCTTTCTCCACGCCTCGTTAAATCCTTTATAAGAATAACGCTCGCCATACATAGTCCTGATAACAGGGCCTTCCTCTCCCCATTCACGACATATTTCAACGGCATCACGTAAGCGATCTGTCCAGGATTTAATTTGTTTAACTCCGGTTTTTCCTTGCTGAATAAAAATTCCTTTCTCCAGTATTTGATTCCAGTTCATTTTCAATACATCAGAAACTCTGGCAGCACATAAATAAGCTATTTCCATTGCAGCCCTGACGGCTGGCGTTGCGTTATTATATATCGCTCTGTACTCTTCATCGGTAATATATCGATCGCGTTGAGGCTTAGGAAACTTATCCACACCAACGCAAGGATTACCAGGAACATAACCACGTTGATAACTCCAACGAAATACGCGCGACATAGAGCTGTGTTCATGATTCGCCTGGACACGGCTTTTTTGCCCACGGGCATCCATATAACGCCGGATATGTTCTGGCTTTATTGCTTTAGCTTCGGCATCACCAAATACGGCAAGTATATATTTCTCATGTGCCAGATAATCTTTCTGCGTTCTTGGGGCCAGATCAGCATAATCGGCACTGGCAAGAAATTTTCGCCATAATTGTGTGAATGTAATTCTGTTTTTTCTACCCTCAACTTTTTTTTCGTAAGCCACCCAGACCTCAGCTTTAGTTGCATCAGCTGGAGCTATATTTTCTGTTGATCCTCCCGGTTTCCAGTAGTAACCAGAAGGGCGAAAGAATACACCCTTTGGCATCCACTCATTACCGGGCGCACGTTTGCGACCCATGTTAACTCTCTATAGCGTCAAAATTCATGCCTGGTACAGGCTGATACCCTGCTGGTGGAAGAAGGCGCGAAACTGGGTGATTTATATGATACCAGGTTGTTCTGATTGAACCGTCCCGGCGTTCTATAAAATAAATACCGTTCAGCGTTAATACTTCTTTCTGGAGTGACTTCTGGCTTGCTCCTGTAGCATCTTCCAGTTCCTCCTCAGTCAGGAAGCGATCGCTCATGAGTTGCTTCTCCATCTAACCGGCTGCACCCGGTTTAAATCAGATATTGTTGCTGGTGGGCGGGATCAGTTTCTGCCAGATAGCTGAAACGTATTTCGCCTGATGCCTGGCATCAGCCAGCGCGTTGTGCATATCGCCTTCGAACGGCATGTCACGTTTGGGATCGAAGCCGATTGCACGACCCAAAGTAACCATCGTGCGGACGTCATGATCGTTCCGGTAATTCCACAGGCAGGGGAGGCTGGCACGTTCGAAAGCGCCACGCAGGATAACGTTATCGAAATTGGCACCGTTACCCCATACCTTCAGGTATTTCAAATCGTCGGCGTGACAGGTGATAAAGTCATTGAACTCAATAAGCGCGGTCGTAACAGATACTGCATCAGCGCAAATAGCCGCTCGCGCTTCCGGGCTTTGTCTTAACCACCATAGAATGGTATCACCATCAGGAACGGCACCTTGTTCCATTGCGCTTTCAAGGCTAACGGCGGTATAGAACTCAGGTCCAATTTCACCACTTTGCGGATCGAAGAACACAGCACCGATGGAGACAACAGGCGCGTTAGGTTTTTTACCCATAGTTTCAAGGTCGATCATCAAGTTATTCATAAATTAGTTGTCCCCTGTTGCGGTGCTGCTACGAAAATGTTCAACGCCTTTATTCCAAATAGCCTTAATCGTCGTCCATCTGACAGGAACCTCAATTTTAATTCTCCCGCTGCCGTCGCAGCTTTCGCATTCTTCGTCGGCCAAGCATTCAGGAAAGCTTATAAAAGTAGTTTCTAAAAACTCACCGGATAGCAAACTCTTGGCACCGTTCTCAGCAGTTAGTTTCTTCGGCACCATAACCCAATCATCCGGAATTACCGGAGAGTTACCAATAAGAGCCTCATGATAGCGCTCAAGCCTGACGTATTCCTGCACCTTATTACCATCGCATGCGAGCAACCACTGAGCAGCTTTTGCACCATCTGTGTGGAATGCGCAGGTGCGCCCATCATCAAATTGCATTTCGTAGAGGTCTGCAACCTGCTCAAACTGCGTTTGTGGCAACTCGTAAGTTTGGCTTACAGGTTCGGCACCATGAAGCAGGGCAGCGCGACAAGCGTTCCAGCCAGCAGCCCAAGCTTCCGGCTGACTGGCGTATAAGTCAGGGCAGTCGTCGCTGTAAGCCTCTTCCGGCACTACCGGCGCTGGCGGTGCTGTGTAGAGCGGTATATACACGGCAACATCATCTGCAGCGTTTGACTGCTGCTCTAACGTCACGCATGTACCGGAAAATTTATTCAGGTATCGCACGGGCTCAGCATCCAGCGATGCCAGCGCCCGCTTCAGCACCAACAAAATTTTGGCGTCATCATCGTCGAGACCAAACGGAATATCGTCGCGAGTGTTTTCAAATTCAGCGATAGTTTGCTGTAGCCATTCTTTGGTAATAGTGGTCATCTCAATACATCCTCCACACTGATTAATCCTTTACGGCTCAAATAGTCCATTGCGGCACCGTATAACTTGCTGTTCGGCTTGGTGTTTCTGAGTGAATTGGCCAGTCGTTTAACCCACATCGTTAATTCTTCCACTTGCTTTTCTGCGGCTTCCATCTGCGATTTATGCAACAGCGCCTGATGTTTCAGCGCGTCCTGTGTTTTCTGAAATTTCACACCGTAATCAGTCGCGATGTATTCCAGTTCGGCCACGCGCTTTTCTGCTCTGTCTGCCCGCTCCCCCTCAGACTCAGCCAGTCCGTGGTAATGCCATTTTTCAGCCTCGTATGCGCTGACGTAACCGTTGGCGCTGTCCAGCTCATCCAGCAGCGCCAGCACATTCGGGTCACTCACATCAACTACGGTGACGCGAGACTGTTCATAATGGTCATCTGCGATACTGCGGCCTTCTGCGTAGTGGCAACCTTTATCGTCGTATGTCGCGCCCGTGCAGCCATAGGTAATTCGACTGGCAGACATGCGCTGTATAGTCATTTCAGCACCGCAAATGTGGCATTCAGGTGCAGGTTTTGGTGAATAGCGCTCTCGTAGCGCCTGTTTGTCGATGTTGCTCATTGGGCAGCCTCCATTAGTTGCATTACGTGTCGCTTGTGCTCTTCGCTTTGCGGAACGCCAGTAAAGTTCACCACCATGAAATAAGCCAAGCGATCCTTGTACGTCACCTCATCCAGCACAACTGCTGGGAGTGGACGACGCCCAAATACCAATTGCTCCGCACGAGTCATGTCTCGCCAGTAAAGCGGACCATCAGCTAGGATGATTGGAATCTCATTGGTGATGAATTTTTTCAAAGTGGTGAGACGCTGCTTACCGTCAACAACTTCTATGTAAGGAAGTTCACGCGAACACCAGTCAGGTGCCTTTGCCAGCGCCACTGAGCCGATAGGAAAACCAGAAATAACTGCGTTTAAGAATGCCTGCTGCTCTTCATGCCCCCAGACATACCCGCGCTGATAATTGGCATCAAAATCAAGTTCACCACCAATGATCCAGTGAATGTACATATAAACCGGGTACTCACCGGTGCGCGCGTCGAATACCTGAGCATTGCGAATTCGGTTGCTCATTGAGCTGCTCCTTCAGCTTTCTTTTCATCAACGCTCCACGCCGTAGCCAGCGCACTTGTTACCTGAAGAAACGAGTGTTTAACCCTCACGGTGAAAGTTTCTCCGGTGGCTGAAATAGTCTCGATGACTGTTAACTCGCCGCCGCTTTTGTAGTCTGGATAGAACTGTGTTACCAGATTGCTATCAACAATCACCGATCCGTCCAGGGTGTACATTTCCAGTTTCATGCTGCACCGCCTTCAACGCGCTCCCACAAAAGTCTTGATCTGATTGCCTTCACTACAGACTCTTTATCTTTTATGCAGCACATTGGCGTAGCTCCATCAGTTCATTAAAGCGGGCCATAAACAGGCCGAAAGCCTGACCGGGGCGAAGTGGGTAGATTTCGAATAAATCTGTCGGGGGGATACCTTCCAGTATTACCCAGGGAATACTGTCATCAATATCCAGATCGCGGCGTTCAGTTGCCAGCATGGTCAGATCTGCATACTTCACTACGCTGGCTTCTTCCAGTGGCAAGCCAAACTTAAAGCGGATCAGTTGATCGGTACGTTTCTCAATCTCGCGATAATCAGGCAGTAACGCTTTTAATGGGGCAGGGATATCCTGGCAATACGCTTCGGCTGCGTCGTGCATCAGGGCTTCAAAGGCAAACTCCGGTGATACAAGCTGGCTGCACAGTACGGAATGCTGCGCCACGCTATAAAATTCAGGGAGATGTCCGGAGAAGCGGCAAATATTGGAAAGCGCCACGGCGATATCTTCAATATCAATGTCGTCAATAGTTGCGCTGAGATAATCAAATTGTTTACCTGAAAGTGTTTGAATAAAACTCATCGTTGGTTCTCCTTATAATTTATTTCGCGCTGCACCGCGTAAATTTTGGTTGTGCGAATCCCTCGCCGGGTGGCGATAATTAACAGAATTACACTTCAATAAATCCCCGCGGCGCCGGGGATTTAATGCAGAGCAATTACGCTTTAAAGTTACCGATGAACGTTTCTACTGATTCACCGTCGAATTTGCTGATAAGCAGGTCGCGGAATTCATTGGCGATCGCTTCTTCCTGCGCTTCCAGTTGTACGATACGCAGAACAAAGCGAGGTTCATCACCGGTCAACAGGCTGTTGCGGAGGCTGAACGCACGTTCACCGAGACCCTCATATGGAACACATTTGAACTCAAAAGCCACCGGCATAACGTCTTTGCTGCTGGCCTCAATGCTTTGCATAAGGGATTTCTTACCGCTGAAATCGCCATCTTCATGATCCTGCTGGGTTGCCTGTTGGATCGTAATGCGGCGAACAGCCTGGGCGGCCTGTGAAATCTGCATTGTTTTACCGTCAGAATCGAACGCCAGGAGATAATCGCTCCAGTCTTCAAGCCATTCGGCGATCTGTTTTTGTTTCAGGCGTTCCCCGTTGATCTGGAGCAGGGCGCGGAATGGTGCAGTCTGTTTCAGCGTGACAGAAGCAACGTTGTCTGCATGACCGGGGTTATCCAGCGTACCAATATTGAAAACTGAGCGAGCTGTCATATGGTCAGCATCAATAAAGCAGCGTGCTTTTTCGGTTGTACTGGCATAGCCCTTTGAATAACGGACAAAGTCTTCAATGCTGGTGGTAGTCATGGCGCCGCGGAAGCGGAAACGCTCCAGAGCAAAGCGTTCGAGGCTTTCAACACCTGTTCCGGCAGGTAATAATGCTGTCGGGCAAGCCAGCCCCTGAATATCGTTCAGGTGATAGCCAGAAAGGACCAGGTCTTTTACCTGCTGAAAAGTGCCGCTGTCTAACTGAGACATAAAAATTCCTTATTAACTAATGATCAAAGTGGTGGTAGTGAATTGGTTAGCTGCGGTTCACTGAGCCGCTTTAAGCTTTCCGTCAGTAGTGCCTTTAATACTGAACAGTTGACCCTGATCTTCCTGCAGTATGGTGAGCTTTCCGCCCTTGTTAACCCACATTGGGGTTTCTGTTGTGTCCTCTTCTGACGCTTTACCGCGCGGCGTCGGAGTGCTGTACTGCAGCTTGTGTTTAATTTTGACGCGCTTCTCTTCGACTGAATTTCCCATGCGCTCAAAATCAAAGGTGAGGACTACCTTGCCTTTATTGCCGTTATTCAGAACGCCTAATCCGACAGTATTCAGCGCTGCCGCGATTTTGTTCATGAACACGCCGGCATCCAGTTCGCCCAGAAAGTCGGGCACTACGGTCATGCGGTCATCATTCATCGTTAACCCCTCAAGATGGCGGTTGCCACCGCCAGTTGGTTTCTCCACAAAACAGAAAAGAGCACCTGCTGTAACAGCTTTCCGGGTGGATTGGGTAATGAGCCCGTCGCGCGGAGATACTCTTTTCTGTTGTGTAAAAAGGTCGGCGTCACGGCAGAACACTGTCGCCTTCCTCCTGTTGTTGGAAGAGCCGGACGCCGACAAGACTTCACACAGCAATAACGTTGTGGTGCCGGGTGCCTCCCGGTATCTGGCGAAGGTTGCACGCCAGACGGGTGCTTAACTACAGAGGATCGACTATCAGCTTCAACCTTACCCGCGTGCGCTGAGCCGCATTCACCACAACGATAAGAGTTCTCTCTCTTAACAGAAGCGCTTTACCGCGCGGAAAAACTCTTATCTGTTGCTCTCCTGAAAAAGCTGGCGGTTTCCGCTAACGTAATGGAACGGGCCGCCAGAATATCGCTTGCACTGGCTACAGGTATCTTCGGGCGGGGCACCGATGACCAGTCGGTACAACCCCTACGGTATTTACACTCCGACGCCGTGGGTTAAACGGCTCCGTGTTGTCGGCTGAGTTATCTGTTGCTGGTGGTCAACCCAGTTCCGCAACCCCTCCCGAAGACACATGTCAGCGAATCATCCGGTCATTCGTATGCCACCGGCGGCTACTTCGTGGGCGTCCTGCCTGTTCGCTGCTCTATGAGTGCAAATTACATTTAAATTGCACATTGCGCAAGTGTAAAATTGCGATATATGCAATTTTGAGTCAAAAAAAAAGCCACCATAATGGTGGCCTTGTCGACGCTTTCTATTAATTGTGTCGTTTGAGTGACTGCGTCTGGCTTATCAGAACCTTGCCAAAAACACCGAACCTGCACTCGTTGTCTTTGGTAATACTCCATTCCCTGTAGTTAGTGTTATCAGATATCACCAATAATTTATCGGGGATCATCTGCAGTCTTTTTACGTATATTTTATCATCAAAGCCAAAGACATAGATGCCATCACCATCGAACTGGTTGATGCTTATATCGACAAAAATAAGATCTCCGGGTTCAATTGTTGGTGCCATGCTGTCACCGCGCACGTTAATCACTTTAAGCTCAGCGGCAGGGCGCCCACCGAACATAGCTAGTGCTTTGTCCTTGTTATATTCGATAGCATGGATTACATCGATAACATCACCGCCCTGAATGAGTCCATTACCGGCGCTTGCACTGACATCCAGTATCTCGATACGGAACAAATCCTTCACGTTAGCTGAATCCTTCCTCATATCACTGTGTTTACATACAGTATTACCTTTTGGGTCTGAGGTAAAGAGTTCTGCTATATCAACACCTAAGCAGTCAGCCAGCCTAGAAAGTGTTTGTTCGGTAAATTGCTTTTGCTTGCCAGTCTCCAGACGAGAGATGTTTGCGGCATCCACGCCGATGGCTTCTGCTAGCTCAGCAATTTTCATGTTCTTCGCGCGGCGAAGTTGTCTGACACGGTTTCCTATATTCATGCGTTCATTACATTAATTTTTTGCGCATTGTGCAAATCAACTTGCGCAAGTTTGCTGTATGAAATAACATGCGATATACGCAAAAGAAGGAGGTTTTATGCAATCACCATTGAGAAAATTGCGGAAATCGCA